CTTCCATTGCCGTTGCGCCTGCTGGTCGTCTAAGTGTGATTAAACATTATCGTTCTATTATTAGTTCAGCTTCTAATACGTCTTATGATATATTTGAGATATCAATTTTTCCATCTGGAGAATTATATCATCGTCAAGGAAGTGGTTCTAATGAAGGAGTTAATTATAATTTTCCATATACAAGAATATCTGGAGTAAATTTGGGAACATATTCAAATAGTTCTACTTTTTGGTATGCAACTGATGGAATTGGTAATAATTCTAGTTATTTGGGAAATGCAGGTATTGCACCAAATGCTATCACCACTCCAGATAGTGCATCTTTAAGTATTGGAGATAATAGAGGACTTACTTTTGTTGATGTAAACAAGCAAAGTCTGAATGATGGAATGTCTGCTTATGCCACCGCCTCCTACAACACAGGATATATGCACGGAGACATCAAAGGTGCTTTCCTGTCTGATACTTCTACCACGAATGTATCTGCTACTAACCTCAATCTAATAACTAATGGAGATTTTAGTAATGGAACAACTGGTTGGAGTAATGATGCAACACCAACATTTACTGTAAGTGGTGGAGGTGTTGCATCTGTTGGTAGAAATGGTGGTGGTGCTACTGGTCAATGTTATCAAACAATTACAACAGAAGTAGGAAGAACATATACAGTTGGTGTTCTTGTAAGTGCTGTTAGTAATGGATTCCAAGTTTATGCTGGCGAATCACCATCATCAGCAAATATTACAATGAGTCAAGGTGCAGTTAATACTACTGGAACACACTATTTTACATTTACTGCTACATCAACATCCACCAGACTTGATTTTAGTGCAACCCAAGACGTTAGTGGAACAGCATCATTTGATAATATTACTATCTTTGATGGTGTTGCAGACCGTTCAGTAAACAACAAAGGACTCGCAGTTTACGGAACAATCACCAAGAGTGCTGTTGCAACTGGTGCAGAGTTGGTTGCTTATAGTGGGTTTAGTGCTAGTAATTATCTAGAACAACCATACAATAGTGATATGGAATTTGGAACTGATGATTTTTATATGATGGCGTGGATAAAGAATAATGATAATACTAACAACCAAAAAATTATAACAAGAGATTTGAACAACAGTAATAGATGTCAATTTTATACTGCAGGTAACGTTGTTCAAATGTTTACACAAAGTTCTGCTGGACAGTCATATCTACAATCAACAACCGAATTTAATCAAGATGTTTGGTTGTGTTATCTTGTCGGAAGAAGTGGGGGTACACTTCAAATGTATGTAAATGGAAAATCCGAATCTGGAACAGGTTCAAATACAAATGTTTCTAGGAATCTTAGTTTTGGTGTAGGAACTACTCTAGAAATTGGTAGAAGTAATACTGGAACTACTAATTATTTTAGGGGTTCAATTGCATTAGCAAGAGTTGGTGCTGGTTTCCCATCACCAGAACAAGTCAAAAAGATGTATGAGGATGAGAAGGTTCTCTTCCAAGAGAATGCAAAGGCAACTTTATATGGTTCTTCTGATGCTGTGACTGCACTTACATATGATGATACTACCAATTTATTACACGTAGGAACATCAGCAGGACGCAGTGAATTCCAAGGACTACGCCGAATAAATAATACAACGGATGCAGTTACTACCGCTATATCGGCATCCAACGGACTTGTAGCGGAGCAATAATCAATGACAGTCAGAGTTAATAAAGATAGTTTTAATCTGAGAGAGAAACTCTCAGAACTTGACTATGCTCATGTTCCTTATGAGAAAATGCCCCCTGGTAGTGTACTTCAAATTGCTACAGTAAGGCATAGACGAAGCTCAGGTGGCCAAACTCTTGACCAAAATTACGCCGAAATTACAGGTGGAACTCATGTTGATTCTGATAGTGTTAATTTTGAAATAACAATTTATCCTAGACTAGCAACAAGTAGAATTATTATTCAAGGATCTAGTCATTGGTATATTGTTAGTAATACTAGTGCTCCTGATTGGAGTGGAGTAATATATAGAATAGCAAAATATGTAGATGATGTATTAATTGAAACCCTGATGTCAGGGGGAAATTATGATGAATCAATTTATGTTTCTACCACTACACAAAGATCAATGGGAAATAAACCAATCTTTGGATTTGATACTCCAGGAACAACTGGAAAAGTAACATATAAAATTGAAGCAAAAGCACAAACTGCAGCACATGACGTCAATATGCATAATACATCTTATGGACCTGGTGGATTTCTTATGGCAACAGAGATTAAGAGAGAATAAAAAAGCTATACCTGGTCTTGAAAACTAACAAAGCAACTCTACTCAACATTTTCTATGTTGTCAACCGGTTGACACTTAGTTTTTTATAGAGTATAATATTCGTATCTTTATAATCCTTGTATCTTTGGGAATAAAGATCCTTTCTGTGGTGAGAAAGGTAGTTGGTGAAAGATTCGGGAGGTTTTCCTCCCTTTTCTTTTATACTTAAAAAGTATTGTGTTTAAATTTTTTTAGTTGATATGAAATTTTCAATTTATTCAAAAAGTGATTGCCCCCATTGCTATAAAATCAAACAAGTGTTAGAATTAACAGGTAGAGACTTTACAGTTTATACTTTAGATGAAGACTTCAACAAAAAAGAATTTTATTCTCAATTTGGAGAAGGATCTACATTTCCCCAGGTACAATGTGATCAAGAAAATTTAGGAGGATGCGTTGACACAATCAGATTCCTCAAAAAACATCAAATCGTCTGAAGAAGGCATAAATAAGTCTACAGATCACTTTAATCGTGGTATTGAATTCATTCTTAACGAGGGTAAAAAAAAGCAACCAAAACCATTTCATATAATTTTGAATAAGATAGTTTGCTTTTTCAATCGAGAAGTAAATATCTATTTCGAATTTTCTTTGAATATAAAGAAAATTAAGTAATTTCTCGGAGTAGAACAATGTTAGCAGTAAGTTTAGTTTTCGGTTCACTTGTATCCGTTCTTTTTTTAATCATAGGTGTTATTGGTGGGTGGGTTGCTAGGGAATATTTGATGAATTATCAGGATACTCCTAGATTGCATCCAGAATTTTTTGATGAACATGGTAATGTTGTTCCTGACGAAGTTCTAGCTCTCCGTTTTGAAGAAGGATTCTTTTCTTCCGATGAAGCAGAAGATGAAGAGGATTAACCTCTCAATAAATTTTTTTTATTAATTATAAGTTATGCCCACAACAAAAACAAAAACAACTTCCACCACTGAATTGGCAGTTAATCCCTTTGCATTTGAAGTTTTTCAACTTGTATCAAAGCAAAGATCAAAAGCAAAGAAGGTTGAACTTCTCAAAAAATATGAGCATCCATCTCTTAAAGCATTGTTCATCTGGAACTTTGATGAGACCCTTGTATCTGCCCTTCCACCAGGCGAAGTTCCTTATGCCAGTGTAGGAGAGCAAAACTCTTTTAGCGGCACTGTTACGGGTAATATCAGCGATGCAGTTGGTATGATGAATGAACTCGGATCAAACTCTCTTGGATCTCAAGATCAAGGTCGTTCATCTATTCGTAAAGAATTTGAAAAGTTTTATAATTTCATTCGTGGTGGAAATGATTCATTAAGTTCTCTTCGTAGAGAAACTATGTTTATCAACGTTCTTCAGGGTTTGCATCCTCTAGAAGCAGAAATTCTTTGCCTTGTAAAGGATAAGAAACTTGAAGAAAAATACAAAATTTCAAAAGAAATTGTAAGTCAAGCATATAGTGATATTAAGTGGGGTGGAAGAGGTTAGTATGAAAATCATACATCAAGATTGTGATCCTACACAAGCACAGGATCGTTCGTTACCTACTAGTGCATTTCTAATTGAATATCTTCAGGATGGAGTAACTAAATTTGATATTGTTATAGCAACAAAACAAACTGATATTTTTGATCATTATTATGACAACTATCGTAGTGATTTCAAGAATATAACACAAGCAGAGGGAAGAATTAGTCCTAAACTATGGGGTAACAAACCAAAAAAAGAAGTGAAAAAACGATGAGTGAAAATTCTATACCACTGAACGTCAACATCGATCCAGATGAGATGAAGAAAGTGATAAAAAAATATAAGAAACTTAAAAAATATATGAAGTCTCCTTTATTTGAAATCAAAAAGATGGATGATAATGAAAAGGTTATTAGTAAATTGTTAAAGGGTGTTGAAGATCTCGCTGATGATACTGAAACTAAAATAGACTCTTAATTCCAAATATCGGGGCAAAAATTCCCGGCAAAATTTTCACCTTCTCAGGATTTTATAAAAAAACCGTATCTCATATTACATTTACTCTTGACTAAATACTGTATGAGGTCTATAATAGACCTGTCGTTCATCCGAGAGATCGGACGCAAGTAAGTCGCGGAACGGAGCCGTTCATCCCATGCTAGAACTATTATTCTATACAACACTCACTTGCACTCAAACTGATGCTATCATGCTAAAGATTGAGGCAAATCCAAACCTTAGTAATTTACTAAAGGTTGAGTTAGTAGAAACCTTAAAGGATTCTGCTCCAGAATGTGAGTGGTATTGGGACGCAAACGACTGAAGGAACGGGGATTAAACCACCCTAACTTCAGGAGTAACAACATGAACACCCTTCAAATGGTAAAGCAGCAGATCAATAAAGCATCTGCATTACATAACGCACAGATTACCCACACTTCATATCGCGGTGTTGAGTATTCTACTCGTTGTGTAGAAAACAAAGAGTCTCACGGTACATTCTGCTATCGTGGTCGCACTTATACTAAGTGATTCATTAACTTACATTTCAGAGAGGGTTACATACCCTCTCTTTTTTTGTCTTTAAAAACTAAATACTCATAAGTTGCGAACACTTATGGATCTTCTCCAATCGCCTGATGAATACTTGTTTAATCTATACACATCAAGTTCATCTGAAGCTCGACGATTATGGAAAGACCGAATAAAAGAAAGTTGGGACCATAAATGTGCATATTGTGGTTCGGAAGAAAATCTAACACTAGATCATGTTATTCCACATTGTAGAGGTGGAGCAGATACAACAAAAAATATTGTATGTTGTTGCAGTTCGTGTAACCAATCAAAGGGACATGAACACTGGAAGTTATGGTATATTCAACAAGATTTTTATGATGAGAACAATTTTAATAGAATAGAAGACTGGATTGATCCACCAGCACCTATTCTATATCACATGAAAAAAAGAAAAAATATAAATTATTAACTTAAGTTATAAAAAGGTTGCAAATTCTTTCTTTTCTTTTATACTTGAGTATAAACTCGTAGGCATAAATTTTTGTTTCTCAATTGTATTGATTTACACACAAATCATCTATATAGTGATAGAATTATGAGGTGATCAATGGTTTGAAATTCTTAATCTTAAATCATGTGACCATAAGTTCTGTACCATGGAGGTATTATGCATAATATTATTTCTCACAATCAATTAGCAGAATGGAATCATTTTGAGAAAACATTAAATCGTTGCACTGATGAAATAGATTTGGTAAATGATTATTTTGGTTGTTTGATAGAATGTGATGAAGATCAGTCCAAATGTAAACGTATTTGTAGAGACATACTAGTATCAGATTAATTTAAAAAACCATAATGGGGGTGATCAACCCCCTTTTTTTGTGCTATAATTACTGAAAGAACTTTTTTCATGGATAAAGAACGTTTAAAACTTATTGTCCGCAATTTGGAACTTTTAGTTGATGGTCTTAAAGCAGAAGTATATTCTGATGTAGGTTCATATAAACCATCCGAATCTGAATATGTTGAAATATCTCAACACATACAAGATTATGATGAAATTTTTAACGACGATGATAATTATTCTAATTGATTATGACTGTAAAACTTATTAGTGTAACTCCCGATGCGGAGAAAATGATGGCATACGTTGCGCGTGTGTCAAATCCCAACAATCAAGAGAATCCAAATTATGCAAAATTGTTAGGATACTGCATCAAGCATAATCATTGGTCAGTGTTTGAACAGGCATTTATGACTTTGGAACTAGAAACTACTAGGGGTTTGGCAGCTCAAGTTCTGAGGCACAGATCTTTCACATATCAAGAGTTTTCTCAACGGTATGCAGATTCATCTATGCTTGCCGAAACAATTCCTTTGTTCGATCTTCGCCGCCAAGACACTAAGAATCGTCAGAATTCTATTGATGATATTGACCCACATATGCGTCAGGACTTTGAGTTAAAGGTTCAACGGCATTTTAATGATGCAATGAAACTCTATCAGGAAATGTTAGGATCAGGTATTGCAAAGGAATGTGCTCGTTTTGTGCTTCCACTCGCCACACCCACAAAAATCTACATGAGTGGCTCAGTTCGGTCATGGATCCATTATATAAATTTAAGAACTGCAAACGGGACTCAGAAAGAGCATATGGATCTTGCAGAAGGTTGCAAAAAGATCTTTATAGATCAATTCCCAACTTGTGCAGAAGCACTTGAGTGGGTCTAAATAAAAATATATGAATTTTATTATTTCTTAACTCATGGCGACATATCCTATAATTAACAAAGAATCAGGTGAACAAAAAGAAGTAGTTCTTAGTGTTCACGACTGGCCTCAATGGTGTAAAGACAATCCCGAATGGAAAAGGGATTGGTCGGATCCTTCAACTTGTCCACAACCTGGAGAAGTTGGAGAGTGGCGAGATAAACTCGTTGCTAAGAATCCTGGTTGGAATGATGTACTTGAAAAAGCATCAAAAGCGCCTCGTTCAACTGTCAAAAAGATCTAAACAACTTATGGCAACTAGAAAAAGAAAGAATGATTCTCCAATCGGAATTGGCATGACTGCCAAGCAAATGAGAAGAAAAAAACCAATTAATACTGATCTTCTCGTTAATATTGATCCTCTTACTGAGAATCAAAAAAAATTATTTTCTTCATATAAAGAAGGAAAACATTTAATTGCTTATGGTTGTGCTGGAACGGGTAAGACATTTATTACACTTTATAATGCTCTTCAAGATGTTTTAAGTGATACTACTCCATATGAAAGAATTTATCTTGTAAGATCTCTTGTAGCAACCAGAGAGATTGGTTTTCTTCCTGGTTCTCATGAAGATAAGGCAGACATCTATCAAATACCATATAAGAATATGGTGAAGTATATGTTCCAGATGTCTAGTGATGCAGATTTTGAAATGCTCTATGGCAATTTAAAAGCACAGGAATCAATTAAATTCTGGAGCACATCATTTCTTCGTGGAACAACGTTAGATAATGCTATTGTTATTGTTGATGAGTTTCAAAACTTGAATTTTCATGAACTTGATAGTATAATTACAAGAGTTGGCGAAAATACCCGCATTTGTTTCTGTGGTGATGCAACTCAATCTGATTTGCAAAAAACTAATGAAAGAAATGGTATTGTTGACTTTATGAGAATTTTGAGAGCAATGCCTTCTTTTGATATTATTGAGTTTGGTCTTGATGATATTGTTCGTTCTGGTTTGGTCAAAGAATACATCGTTGCAAAAATTGATGCAGGTTTTTAATGTTTAATCATGTTGATTTGAATCTTCCTCAACTTGAGAGGGAGACTATTGATGGAGTCCGATATTATTCTGTTCCTAACGAAGAAAAACTTTTAAAATTAGTTTCTATTACTTCAGTAACTAGTCATTATAATAAAGAAATCTTTGTTAAATGGCGTAAAAAAGTAGGTGAGGAAGAAGCAAATCGTGTCACAAAGGCTGCAACTGGTCGTGGCACTGATATGCATACACTTGTAGAGTATCATCTCAAGAATGAAAAACTTCCAAAAGTTCGTCCTATTTCCGATTTTTTATTTAAGATTTCTAAAGGAACTTTAAATAATATTAATAATATTCATGCTCTGGAAACTTCCCTATATAGTAAGCAGTTAGGTATTGCTGGAACCGTCGATTGTATTGCGGAATACGAGGGTGAATTAGCAATAATTGACTTTAAGACTTCTAAAAAACCGAAACCAAGAAATTGGATCGAAAATTATTTTGTCCAATGTGCAGCATATGCATGTATGCTATACGAAATGACTGGTATTCCAGTTAAAAAATTTGTAATCATTATGGCTTGTGAAAATGGAGAATGCGTCGTCTATGAAGAAAGAGACAAATCAAAGTACATCAAACTTCTCACCGAATACATTAGAAAGTTTGTTACAGATAAATTGGAACTCTATGGAACCGAATAAAGAACTGGAAAAGGCAATTGCGAGTAAATTTCTAACTCCATCAAAATTTGCTTTAGAAATTGAAAAAATTGTGGCAGAAGAGAAATTCAATTATATTGATGCTATCTGTCATTATTGTGAAATCAATGAACTTGAAGTAGATTCTGTAACGAAACTAGTTTCAAAATCCTTAAAAGAACGTTTGAAATGGGACGCTATTCGTCTTAATTTCATGAAAAAAACATCTCGTGCTAAACTTCCTATATGATTTCTCGTGATGAACTCTTGCATCTCAAAATGCAAGCTGCTATAAGAGAACACAATATTCCCGAAACTGAGATCAAGTATATTGGTCCTAGTGAGGGAACTCATTGGTATCGTATTTCTGATACGCATAGTGTTCCTGTTAATATGATTGAAGAATTTGAAAGAATTGATGAAACTGAAAGTGACTCCATTTGATGCTTATCAACACTACTTGTCTCTGAAAAATCACTTTACTAATCCAAAGTATGATTTTTTTAAGTATGGTGCTAAAACCCGTGCAACTGTATCATCTTTTAATAAAAGAAAAGATAAGTATTGGTTTGAAAAAACCTCCCGTAAATATTCTGATAAAGAAGTTGTCAACTTTCTTGTATCTAATTTTGTTTCCACCGATAACCCACAAAATCTATGGATTGGAGAAATTATCAATTCTGGCGAAAGGACTTACGCCGAATGGATGAGACGACAACAGAGTTTGAGCTACTTGTTCAAAGAACAAAGCACCGAATTACTATCGGAGATCGAATTGGAAGAACTATTCAAATGTTCCAAAGGACATCCGATTATACTAAAAAAACTTCTAAGCGGGAAATTATCTCTAGAAACATTCGTAATATACGAAAGAATTTTTCATTTTTCAAAAAAATTCGATAAACAATTAAATGATCCTATATGGGAAACTATAGGATTAAAAATAAAAAAATATGATCCTTTCATAAATATCAATGTATTCCAATATAAAAAAATATTACGGTCCATAGTTCATGAGTGAATTTTTTGATTCAAATATAATTCAAGAAGAGTTAAAAGAGATCAATGATCTTCAAGAGGAGATCTATGGAACTTTTTTAACTTTTTCTATGATGGATCCTAAAGAACAATTGGAAAACGTTGAAAAGTTATCACGACTATTAGAAAAGCAAAAAGTGATGTATACTAGATTATCTCTTTCAGATGACCCTCAAGCGGTTGAGATGAAAGAGAATTTGCGTAAATCGGTTATTACTATGGGGTTTCCCCCTGGAACCGATTTGAATATGCTTTTCAATAGCATGAAAGAAACCATTGATTCGCTCAAAAATCAGATTGACAGTTGAGCGCATTTTTGCTATACTACCTAAGTAAATCCAACCCATCCAACCCATCCGAGGTATCTAATGTCTTTCGCAGACCTTAAAAAGCAATCCAAACTTGGTTCTTTGACCGCTAAACTGGTTAAAGAAGTTGAAAAAATGAATAATACTGGCGGTTCAGGAGATGACCGTCTCTGGAAACTTGAATGTGATAAAGGCGGCAATGGTTATGCCGTTATTCGTTTCCTACCTGCTCCCAACGGCGAAGATCTTCCATTCGTGAAACTATACTCCCACGCCTTCCAAGGTCCTGGTGGTTGGTTTATCGAGAACTCACTCACCACTCTCGGTCAGAAAGATCCCGTTTCTGAATATAATTCTTTGTTGTGGAACAACGGCACTGATGCTGGTAAAGATGCTGCACGTAAGCAAAAGCGTAAACTGACCTACGTTGCTAACATCTATGTTGTAAAAGATCCTGCTAATCCTTCCAATGAAGGTAGAGCAATGCTTTACAAGTTCGGTAAGAAGATCTTTGATAAGATCACTGCAGCAATGCAACCCGAGTTTGAGGACGAGGAAGCAATTGATCCATTTGACTTCTGGCAGGGTGCTAACTTCAAACTGAAGGCAAAGAACGTTGCTGGTTACCGCAACTATGATTCATCCGAATTTGCTGCACAGAGTGCCTTGTTGGATGATGATGATGCCATGGAAGCAATCTGGAAGAAGCAGTATTCTCTGGAAGAGTTTGTTGCTGCTGATCAGTTCAAGACCTATGATGAACTGAAGAAGCGTCTCGATTATGTTCTTGGTAACAAAGGCACTCCTCGTTTCCAAGATCAGGAAACTGTTGAGGCAGAGGAAGATTTCCGTGCTTCTAACCGTGGTCCTGCACCTCAGGTAACTTCTACACCTGGTGACTTCAATGCTGAAGATATTTTGAGTTCTAGTTCCTCATCTTCTCTCGATGAAGATGATGATGCACTCTCATATTTCCAGAAACTTGCTGAAGAGTAAAATTTAATTGTAGAATAACAGTGTAATCAAATTCTATACCGCAGATTTACTTCTGCGGTTTTTTTATGTCTTATGGTGATTTAACTCTAATATTTTCTGATCTCTTAGTCTTAGAATTAATATACTGACTAGAGGATTTTTTATACCCCATAATTCTTCTATGATCTATTAAGAATGATTGTAGATAACTTGGACGTAGTACAAAAATTCCTCTTTTCTCATTGTTCAAATCTGTCTCATAATCAAAATTTGTAATCGATTTTGTTATATTTGTTTTAGTAACCGCAGAATCTAATCCACTATCCCAATATTGCACATAAGATGATGTTACTGCAGTATCAATTTTTGGTTTTGGCGATTTAAAGTTATAATCAACAATTTGTCCCTTGGGAAGAATTGTTCTTCCTTTACTATCTTTTACTTCTATAGTTTCATAATATCTAGTATGCGTGAGAGTATCACCGTAAGTATCTTTTGCATACTCATATAAATCATTTGTGCTTAATGGCCATTGATTTCTTACATTAACAATATTTGCACTAATTAAAACAACCCAATCAAGATCTGATGATCCATATAAATCGTTTGCAACTTGATCTGGTCTTGCATTACCTTTGATATAATATTTTTCAAAATTAGTTATTGAATTATAAAAATCTTCTCTAAGTTTTACTCTTTTAAATAAATTTTTTGCCTCAATATATTCTGATGCTGAGTTGCGATCAGAAAGAGGTGAAAGATATTCAAAATTCGGTAGTTCTCTGAAATATCCCATTTTATAATCCTACTCCTTGAACATTGTCGTTTTGGGTGTCATCAGTAACGCCATAAATTAGATCAGTATCTTTGAAGTTTCCACCTGTTTTACCATCAAAAGATGCTTTTCCACCCTCCCACGTCTGAGTTTTATCATTATATTTTCCATAATCTTCTTGATAGATTGGAAATAATTCTTTGAAAGTTAGAGTCATAATCATAGAAATTGGTGTTCCGTCTGCATATGTTGCATAAACATTTTCACCAGTATAATTTACACTCATGTCACTAAGGGCACATGGTTGAAATAAGTTTAAGAATGGATGAGGTCTATTTCCTTTTTTATATTGAAGTTCAAAAATATTTGGTGTTTCTAGAAATATTCCACTTTTGTTTTTTGCTGCCATATTTCTTTTTAGAGTTCTAATGATAGACTTGATAGATGTTGCCTCATTTTCATCTCGTGGAGTCATTTTAAAAGAAAATCTAAAAGTTCTCAAAGTTACATTGTTAAACAGCAATTCCATATTCGGATTGAGAATTTTACCTTCGCTTCTTGCTAATAATGAATTAAGAGAAACATTAGCACCAAATACATTAACTGCTTGTACAGCTAATGATTGTTTTATCAATTTTAGAGTATTTTCGTCCTTTACTAAACCTCCAATTTTGTCGCTGATCTCTTCTATTTTTCTAGTCATATCTTTTCCAAGATTGGGAGTAAATAAATTAGTATTCATTGCACTCCCTACTATTTCCAGTCCCGCTGCAGCAAGTTCATTCATCTCACCAGATTCATAAGAAACTGCATTAGAATCTTGAATATTGGATGGCATCGGTAAAGCAATTACACCGTTTTGAGACAGCACCTTAGCTTTATCTACTGATTTAGCAATATTTAGAGTAGAAAATGGATTTGTATTAGTTGTATCTTTTGTAATTAGTTGATTATCACCACTCTTATTTGCATTAGTTTCATATCTAAAAATAGTCAATTGCAAAAAATCAGTTGTTTCTGTTATTGCCTCATATGGATATCTTAATATTCCAGAGGGAGAAGCAGGAGATGGCATCTAATATAACCGATTAGTCTATTATTAACTATTTAGACGGAATTTTCCAAAAGGTATCTCTCGTGCATCTGCAAGTTCGTTTGATGATATTTCATAAATCTGTCCAATAATTTCATTCCAAGTATATTGGCGCACTTTACCCCAATGATAGTTAATGCCTCTAAATCCCCACGAGAATATATCAGTAACTGCTACTAAAGGATTCTGATCATATCTGATATTAGGAGTTTTGGGTTTATACACAAAAACATAGTATTTTCCAGACTCTGGTATCTTGCCCCCTTCTTCTAATACGGACATTAATTCAATCATTAAATCATCAGGATCTTCCATCCCAATAACATTATCTATTACAGAACGAATACGATTTGATTTATCGTCTGTTGGATTTACCATTAGCGGATACCTAGTTCATCTTCGGTTAAAACTTTAAATTCCCACATTCTATCTTTACAAAACTCTTCTGCTGCTCTCCATTTTGCCATATTCTTTGCATACTCTGTAACTTCATAGATGTATGACTTTGTTTTTCTTTTTTGAATTTTTGGTTCTACAGTTTGTTTTTTTGGTTTTATTTCAATTAGATACTTCTTTATTACTCCAGTGTTTTCTTTAACTTTAATATAAAAATCTGGAAAGTATCGATGCACTCGATTATCTAGTGGAGATCGATATGGAAGAGCAATTTCTTCGGATCCCCATTCAATAATATTTTCATTCAAATCGCAATATACCATAAACTTTCTTTCCCAAAGGGAACGATAGATGATAGTTGAAATATTTCCCTTATATTTTTGAGGATATGATGGTTGGAATTTTCCCTTATATGACATCTAAATAACTAATAACAAAGGCTGTATTAATATTTAGAAATGCCTAATATACCAAATATACAAACCCTCACTTCTCAAAATGTTCAATCAACATTAGGGCAGGGTGGATTTGCGCGGAGTAATTTATATCAAGTTTATATTGAAAATGGATGGGGAACTGATACATCTGGAAAACAACCTTTTGTAGAGCACCTTAAGATTCCATCATTATCACCAATTTATGGTTTTAATTGGGATAATGATTTTAAAAAACTTTTATCATTTTCTTGTGCAAATGCAACTTTGCCATCATCAACATATGCTACTGGGGAAGTAAAAGATAATTTTCAAGGTATTGTTCAAGAATTTGCTCATACTAGAATTAATACTGATATAGATTTTTCATTTTATGTTGATAGAGATTATAAAGTCCTAATGTTTTTTGAAGCATGGATGAATTTCGTTTCTGGTGGTAATAGTGCTGAATTGAGAGAACCAAGTTTATATGATGAACAAATTACTAGTAATTATTATCGTAGATTTCAGTATCCAAAATTTTATAAAAATGCCAGTGGAGTGTATATAACAAAATTTGAAAAAAATTATAATGTAGCAGGGTCAACTCAAATTACATATCAATTAATTGATGCGTTCCCTAAATCAGTATCTTCAATACCACTTCAATATGGAGATTCTGAAGTAAGTAAAATAACTGTTACCATGTATTATGATAGGTATAGAGTTTGGAGACAGAATATTACTCCTGTAGTATATACAGGACAACAACAAGCAGATTTACAACTTGGTCTTGCACAGGATGCTATAGTTCAAGCACAAAATAATCCTAATTATAATGGTATTGGTTCATTCATTTATAGTCCTGATGGTAAACCAACTGGTGTATCTGGATAACCATAATAAATAAAAATAACTGAATTGTATTGCAGATTATGCCTTTACCAAAAATTAGTACTCCAACATATGAATTGGAGATTCCTTCAACTGGGAAAAAAATTAGATATCGACCTTTTCTAGTAAAGGAAGAAAAGATCCTAGTAATGGCACTAGAATCAGAAGATATGAAGCAAATTACAAACGCTATCATTGATATTTTATCTGAATGTATTCTCTCTAAAGGTGTAAAAGTTGCTGATCTCGCCACATTTGATATTGAATACTTATTCTTAAATATCCGTGGAAAATCCGTTGGTGAAACAATTGAAGTTAATGTGACATGTCCAGATGATGAAGAAACGCAAGTTCAAACAGAAATTGACATTGATTTGATTAAAGTTTTAAAAAATAAAGACCATAATAATATTATTAAACTTGATGATTCACTCTCTATGAAGATGAAGTATCCATCTATAGATCAGTTTATTGAAAATAATTTTGAAGTTGAAAATAATCTAAATGGTGTGGACCAATCTCTCGATATGATTAGTTCTTGTATTGAAATGGTTTACAATCAAGATGAATGTTGGTCTTCTTCTGACTGTACTAAACAGGAAATGCATGATTTTGTAGATCAAATGAGCACAAAGCAGTTTAAAGAAATTGAGAATTTCTTTACATCTATGCCTAAACTTTCTCATGTTGTTAAAGTTAAAAATCCAAATACTAAGAAGACTAATGAGATAACACTTGAGGGATTAGCATCTTTTTTCAACTAAGCATGTCGCATACTAGTCTTGAAGTATATTACAAGACAAATTTTGCCTTACTTCAATATCATAAATACTCATTAACAGAACTTGAAAATATGATTCCGTGGGAGCGGGAAGTATATGTGACATTACTTCAACAGCATATTGAAGAAGAAAACCTAAAAGCACAGCAGAATAAGTAAGTGGCAATACAATCTCAAATTTATAAAGCACCATCACTTCCAAAAATGGGGAAAAATTCTTCCCCATTGAATTCCTCTAGTCAAAAAATTGATTCTGTTGTTAAAGGACCAGATTTAAAAACATCCAAAATGTCCTTTATTAAAGGACTTGGAATTTCAATTATCACAGCAGAATCTTTAAAGACTGTTGAAAAACCAGTTATATCAACGAATACTTTAAAAATTGTTGATAAAATAGTTTTAAAACCAAAAAAATCGAAAGGAATTGATAAACCAGAGATAAATGGCACAAATTTAATTGGTTCTGAACTTGCAGAAACTAATTCAATTCTAGTAGAAATTCAAAAACAACTTGCATTAGATTTTGCTGCAAGAATAGAAGAAAGAAAAGATAAACTTGCTATAGAAAAGAAAAAGATAAGAACAAAAAAATTAGGTGAAAAAGAAAAATTTGTAGAAAAAGGTAAAGATTCTGGATCTGGTATAAAAGGATTTGTTACTAAAGCAGTAACACCTATTAAAGGTATCTTTGATAAGATAATAGAATTCTTGACTTTAGTGGGTACAGGAATACTTGTTAATAGTGTTTGGAAATGGTTGCAAGATAAGGAAAATAGAGACAAAGTAATTGCAGTATTTGCATTCCTAAAAAACTATTGGAAAGAAATATTCTTTACTATTCTTACACTGGCAGTAATAAAAAAGATCGTATCATTAATCGTATTTGCAAATAGATTACGAAAATTATTTAATCTTTTCCGTGGAAATAAACCAGGTGGAGGAAAAGGTGGAGGACTGGGAGGTGGTTGTGGACCAGTATTGGGTTGTGTAACGGCAGCATTAGGAATTGGAGCATTAACATTAACTGCACTAGCAGCAGCATTATTAGGAAAAGGGTTGGTTGCACCACCAGTAACACCAGGTTTGGTAGCACCACCTATAGGACAACCTGTTAACCCGATCGTTGCACCTGATCCAACATATTCAGGAAGAGGTGAAGGGAGACGAACGTTTGATCCTAACAACTCACCTATCCAACAACCAGAATTTAGTATTCCGACTAGTGTGTTGGCAGGGTTAGTGGTAGCAGCTGGTGTGGGAGCGATGTTTGTACCGATACCAGGTATGCGTCCTGTAGGAGCTACTCTTTTAAGTAGTGCGGCAGCGAAAATAACAATAGCAACTGCAGCTGCAGCAATATTAACAAATTCAACATTATCTCCAGTAGGTGCTTCTGAATTACCATCACAGAAAAGTGTAGAAGAAGGTATAAACAAATACAATGATACTGATAAAGATGAATTAGTAAAATTATATAAAAATGAGGATACACCACTTGCTGAACGAATGGCAGCGGAATCCATTTTAAAAGAAAAACATAGTGTATTAGAACCACAAAAATTAAGTAGAGGTGGCATCATTCCTGGTGCTCCATCAATGCAAGATACGATTCATGCCTTACTTGCAAAGGGTGAATTTGTTATGAATTCTATGTCTACAAAAATGTTCAAACCATTTTTGTATGCAATAAACAATAACGCCGGAAGATTGTTCAAACAGTTCATTGAAGGCGTCAATTTAATGAAGAAAAATAATGAATTATCTGAAGAACTTACAAAAATACAATTTGTGATGGTTAAAAAACTCAATAAACAAGTTGAGGAATTGGTTGAAAGAGAAAGGGAAAAGAAGAGAAAAGAATTAGAAAGAGTAACTCCACCGGCAACGGGTGGCGGAACAAGTCATCCAAACTCAACTCAATCTAATTCTAATCAATCACTAATAGAACCAAAATTTAAACCAATTCCAATAGAAATTAAAGTTTATCGTGGACGAACGGGTGGTGGCGGTAGAACTGGTGGTAATGCATCCGAGGGTTCAACAACAATACTCCCGCTTGTACAACCACCAATTGATGTTTCTGCTCAACAAACACCAGATGAAACACCAACTCAAGTAAGTGAAAAATCCCAATCATCGATTACAATTAGGTCTACAGATTCTAGTAATCCATATATTGCGAATTCATATGTAAATTACGGTATTGACGTATAGGTACTGAAATATGCAAGAAGTAAAAACACTAAAACTCAACGTTAATAATATTAAGAGCATCCTTATCAAAGGAAATGCAGACCTGAGAAAAATTCGTTCTCAAGAAAAATCCTTCTTATCTGGCAGAAAGAGAGAAGCACAAAAAATGCAAAAAGAAAAATTTGTAGAAAATAAACTTGGATCATCAAAGATTGCTAGTGGTGCTAAAAAAATAATGGCACCCGCAATGGGTTTTCTTGATAAAATAAAAGAATTTTTTAGTCTTGTTTTATTAGGTATTATTGTAAATAATCTACCACAAGCAATAAAAAAAGTTCAAGATTTTATAAAAGATAGTAAATGGTTATTTGATGCTATTAAAGCAGTTTTTGCTTCCCTTGAATTTGTTGTACCACTTTTTAAAGAAATAGTTAAGATCTTTAACCCTGCAAAACAAGAAGAATATGAAAAAACCAAGGAAGATTTAAAAGCAAAACTTAATGCTTTAACTGGTAATATAGATGCATTAGATAAAGAAGCAGGTGCTGTAGAAAAAGAATTGAAAGAAGAACTTGATGAACAACCTGATGAACCAATAAACAGAACTGATGATGAACTTAAAGTAGACATAAAAAGTGCTATTAAAGATCAAAAAATAACTCAAAAGGAATTTAACCGATCACTTAATGATTATCGAACATCAATAAACAATAATAAAAAAACTGCTGAACCAATTCAAGTTCCTGGTGTAGGTTCATATGAAAGAACTAGTGGTGGACTTTTAGGTATGGGAACAAAAGTAGTAACAAAAGATACTTTTGGTAGAGAAATAACTCCAAAAACATTCGATGAAAGAGTATTGACGGCAGTTGGACAGAATAAAGGCGAATCTTTTAAAGATGATTTCTTAAAACTGGCACAAGGTGGTTTAGTAAGACAAGGTGCTACGGGTCAAGAAAAAGTTGCTATGAGAGATGCAGAATCATTCTTAAATCTCAAAGAGTCTGCATTAATATCATCTAGAGTATTAGATCAACAAGGTGAAAATAATAATCAATTTAAAAAACTCACTGAAAATTATGAAACATATCTAGATTTAACAAAAGGAGATGATGACATATCATCATCTTTCCTGGATAGACTGCCACCAAATTCTCAGGGACCACAAACAACAAGACCAAGTAGCACTAGTCCATATTCAGTTCCACCAGGTGCTCAGGGACCAACAATTCCATCACCACCTACTACGAGTACATCACTAAAAGGAGGTGGTTATGTAACTCAAAGAAATGATCCAGATCGCCAAGATACTGGTATTGATATTGCTTTAAAAGATTCTAATGGAGATTATAATACTGGAGCAATAATTCAAAATCCATTTAAATCTTTAGAAATTACAAGCACTGGTGAGCAAATTAATCCTGATGGATCTGGATTTGGTAATTATGTTACTGGAACAACGTTCATAGATGGCAAAAAATATGAATTACTGATTGGACATTTGGATACAATTTCTGTTAATAAAGGTCAAATATTAGGATCTGGGCAGACACTTGGCACTCAAGGGACGACTGGTAGTGCTAGTGGACCTCATGTTACTACGCATATTAATGCTCTAGATGGTGGAAATCCTCAAGAAATTTTAAATAATGTTGAAAATGCTTGGGTTAATGGTGTAGTTGTCAATTCCACATTAACACCAAAAGGTGGAGGAAAGATAAAACCAAAACAGATTATACCTGTACCAGAAGGATTACTAGAACCTCTTACACCATATCAGAAACAGCATTTTTCTGGTGGTAAAGATGGTGGACTAAGAAGATCTGAGCAACTAACACAAACATTTGATGGTGAAGGTGCGACTGAAGTGATAATAATTAATAGCACTCAACCGATCATTATTCCTGGTCCGACTAGATACATAAGGAGATAATAAGTAATGTCAAACTGGTCAAACCCCGCAACAATAACACAATTAAGTATAGATGATTTAAATATTACCACAGGTGAGAATGAAAAAATAGAACTTCTTGGTGGATTTTTACAATTTGAATACTTTGAATCGTTGTTATCACCATACACTACTGCAAATTTACTTTTTATTGATACCGGTTATGCTGTCTTGGCAGGTGCTCAAGAAGATCTCCAAGAAAGATTAGGAACAATGCGGTCGTCTACGGAGACATTGAAGGGAAAAACTTTAACAGTTAAAATATCTCATCCATCAAAAGAATCTGGTATTGAAGGTGATGGTTTAGAGTTTAGTGCAGATAATCCATGGAAGATTTTAGATATACCTCTTGTACTTGATTCTGATAAGGTGGAAGTTTTAACATTTAAATTAAGACCTCAATATGCAATTAATAATGAAAAAACTAAAGCATATAAAACATATGTGAATAAAATTCGGGATAACATAATTGATCTTATAGCAGGTTCACCCGAAGATGGTGGACTTGGTATAAATCCTGGAGGTATGGAAAGATATGATGACACTGTAAATAAATGCACTGAAAGTGGGCAAGGTAGAAAACCTTTTGATGTAATTATTTCTTTAGCACGGCAGGCAATTCCTGCAATTCCTGCTAATGCAAAACCTGGATGTTTTTTCTTTGAAACTCAAGATGGTTTCAATTTTAAGGGTATTGATAATTTAATTAACCAACCATCAGCATTTGCTTATGTTAGTGGTGGGACAGCAACATTTTGTGAAGGATCTAATTTTAGAATATTAGAATACCAAGTCAAATCTAGTATGAGAGATTTATTCAAATCATTTAATTATGGTGAGGCAATGAATCATACAACATTTGATCCAATAACTTTTACCTGGAAAGAAACATTAAAAGTAGTAGAAGATGGTGGATTTAATCTTGGTGGAAACTCTCTTCAAACTGAGATTGTAGAAGAAATGGTGAATGCCCCAACATATTTTGATTTGCAGGGATTTGATAGCGGTAATGTTGGTATTTCTTCAGAAATAAACAATAATCCAGAAATATGGAGAGTTCAAGCATTAACAAGATATAATTCTCTTTTAAATAAAATTATTGATATCGTTGTTCCTTGTAATCTTGAGTTACGTGTTGGACAAGTTATTGATTGTGCTTGGATGAAAAAAACCGCGAAACCAGAACAAGGTGCGAGTGATGAAAAACTTAGTGGAAGATATTTAATTATGCATTTATCACATAAGTTTAATGGAACTGGACAAACTGGATCATTAACTCATATGACCATCGTTCGTGATACTGATGGAATATATAGTTCGGGGGATAATTAATCCAATGACAATAGAAAGAAATAACGGTCTTCTTAGATCTACTCCAATATTTTTTATTGGACAAGTTGCACCAAAACAAGAAAAAAATAAAAGAGATCTAACCAGATTAGGATCTAGAGTGCGAGTTAGAATCATGGGGATACATTCTCCTGATGGAAATATAAATCCCGACTCCACACTAGATTATGCACATGTGTTGCATCCAAATAGTCATGGAAATTTGAATATGATGTCAACTGCACTTATAGGTGGTGAAATGGTTATTGGTATGTTTCTCCGTATGGATGGAACTACTTTAAAAGATCCCGTTATTATGGGATCTTTACCTACAACATTTGGTAATGATATCCTTTTAACTGCCGATGAAGCTGGAAAGAATCAAAGTACTGGATTTAAGCAATTATATCCATATTGGGATGATATAAAACCTGCTCCATTCGTGACCGCAGGTGGAAAGGGGACTGATTCTCAATCTCCAGCTCAACTTCCAGAGACTGATTTTTATACGAAAAAACCAACACGAGCTGCTTTACCACCAACACTTACTGGAACATAATATGATTGATAAATACGAACATAAGGAGGTAAAATTATAGATGACAAAACCAAATGCGGCAGTTAGTCAACAATCTTATAGTGGTGATGGATCTCCTTCCGATTGGTCTGACCGATTTGGAGTACCATATAGTTATACAGTATCTGCCTATCTACAGAGACAAAACGATGATGAAATTTTTCAAAAGGGTGATCCATGTTCATCTAAAGGGAAATTGGGCGAAATTAATACTAATATACAGAAAATTTTTGTTGTCTTACGTGGTATTCAAAAGTATGGTAACTTCTATATTAATGCAGCAACAAATGCTGTTTCAAATTTAAAGAGTACAATTTATGCTATTACTGGTGCTATTGCTGGAGTTCTAAAATCATTAGTTCAAAGATTGAGAAATTGGATTCTTAATAAGATTAAATCACTTATTAGTGCAGCTCTTGAAATGATTATGACAAATTTTTTGAAAACAATTAAGGAATCTGTTGTTTCTGCAATCGTAGATCAAATTTTCTGTTCTTTTGAAAAAATAATTAAAGGATTATTTGGATTAGTTGGTGATTTCTTATACTCACTTATCGGGCAAATTATACAGACACCTCTTTGTGCTATAGAACAATGGACTAATGCACTCATTAATAGGTTAGTTGATGATATTGATAAAATATTAGCACCTATTTTTGATAACATTAATGATATTTTAGGTGGTGTTGGTAAAATCTTTGGATCTGTATCCAGTGCAATTGACATGATTTTAGGATTCCAGGGATTCCTTTGTGGTGGTCCAGAGTGTCCAGAAATTAAAGAATTTTCACTATCTCCTTGGGGTGGACCAACCAAATCGGAGGTAGATAATTTTTCTAATTTTAATTTTGGTATTTCCCCATCATTTGCAGGAGAAATCACTGAAGGTGCGAATGGTTTATTAGATGATTTCTTTGGCGAAGATAGTAATTCATCACAAAGTCCAGGTGAATGTTATACGGGAACATTTGAATGTGGATTACCTCAGGTTAAGATTTTTGGTGGTGGTGGATCTGGTGCGGTTGCAGATGCTGTTGTTAATACAGTCGGGCAAGTTATAGGGACAAATCTTATAAGTGGTGGAAGTGATTATACGACACCACCTTTTGTGCAAATTGTTGATCCAGCAGGTTGTGGATCTAATGCATCTGGATTTGTTATTATGGAATTAGATGCAGATGGATATCAAACTGGAAGTATATCAGAGATTGTAATAGACAATCCAGGATCGGATTATGATAATAGTTATAACGGTGGATCACCAATTATTGAAACATTTTTTGGATCACCAAATCCATTACAAGTTGATGGAACTATAAGTTTAAATTGGAGTGTGGTAAATGCTGATAAAATTTATATAAAAGGTATGGAATTATATGATGATTTACCTAGTGTTGGTACTGTAAGTTTCCCAATTTTAAAATCAGATGTCTCTTTCGGTCCCGAAGAAAATTTAACAACAAAGAAGATAACTTTAGTTGCTAGCAATAATAATAAAAATTCTTCAACTCAAGTCTCAGAAAAAACAATTATTATAACTGTTTTAAGAAATAGACAAGCAGATGAACCAATTAATATACTTCCACCAAAAATTACACTGTTTAAAGCAACATCATATAAAGTTACTCCTGGTGATCTTGTAACACTTGATTGGAAAACGACAAATTCTGAAAAAACTACTTTACAAAATACTACTTTTGATAACACTATAACCAAAATCCCTGCAAATGGATCTTTAACAGTAGTTATTCCACAAGATATAGTGATTCCATCAAATGGAAATGGAGTTACTTTAACTTATAGATTAGCAGCAGAAAATGATAATGGTATTAAAAGTCAGAATGAAGGATCGATTATTCAAACTGATGTTAGAACACTCAATATAGTTGTATCTAAACAACTTGATCCTAATAATCCAATAACAGATCCCACAGATCCCAATGATCCAACAATAGATCCTAATGATCCAACAATAGATCCCAATAACCCAATAACGGATCCCACAGATCCCAATAACCCAATAACGGATCCCACAGATCCCAATAATCCAACAATAGATCCTAATAATCCAACAGTAGATCCTACAGATCCCCCATCAGTTATAATTGAAGATCCTACGAATCCTACAGATCCCGGTAGTTCTGACACTACTCAACCAGGCACTGGAGATACTGTTGCAATTATTAGCGATGTTGATATTATTTCAACTGGTATTGGATATACTGGTGGTGATACGGTTGTTATGAGTGATGGTGATAGTGGAGAATTTAATGTTGATGTTAATCCATTGGGGCAAATTGTTGCTTTTAATATTCTTGAAACTGGATACGGATACACAACTATACCCAATATTTCTATAATTAGTAAAAGTGGAGCAGGTGCAGAATTTAGGGCAAGATTGAAGTTTATTCCACTAAATATTTTCTTAAAAAATGAAAATGATAAACTTGTCGATCCCAATAAATTAGTTCAAGTTATTGATTGTGTTGGAAAAACTAGACCAAATATTGGTTATGTAAATGGGGATGCATATTCAGGTCCATTTCATTATCATCCTGATACTAAAAGAAAAATGGTTGGTGCGGTCCATACTATCCAATCCCATCAAATAATTTATGATACTGTATTAGAAAGTTTAGAGAATATACAAAGAGTCGTTGGATCTACTTCAGCATCATATACAAATTCAAACACATCTAGTAGCACTAGTTCTCCATCATCTACTAATTCAAACACATCTAGTAGTACTAGTTCTCCATCATCTACTAATTCAAACACATCTAGTAGTACTAGTTCTCCATCATCTAGTGATGTATCTTCCTCCTCCGGATATTCTGGTTACTAATAAATACTTAAAATAATAATATAATATGGCAAATGCACCCGATTATACATTAGCAAGAAATCCACATGCACTTATTCATTGTGGACCACTTGAAGTGGATAGTGTTGATCATAAACGTGATTTGACAACTATAACTTCTGGTGGAAATACTCTTACACATGCAAAAAACGGTAATTATAAAGAAGTTATTCAAGGATTTAGTGGAGAAGTAGTTGGTGTTAAAGGAGATCCATCTAAGCAAGGTCTAACTAGTAAAGCAATTGTTGCTAAGTCTGGAGATATTGTTTTAACCGCAGAAGCAGGAGATATTTTTCTGAAAGCTAGAAATATTTACTTTACTGCCAGTGATGGTGATGCAGGTAAAGGTAATATAATGGCAGAATGTAATGGATATTTACAATTAGCTACTGGTGGTGAGTTTAGAGTTGCTGCAAGTAGAATGTGTATTATAAGTGAAGGCAATATAAATTTTGTAGGTTCAGTTATGATTAGTGGTGGTTTCTCTAAAGGAAGTTCTGTTGCTAGCGCAGGATTTTTGAAAGCCATTCTTTCAGGAAACTGGGCATCTATTACGAATTCTATCTTACAATCTTGCAAATAACGAGGGAAACAAAATGATTGATAGTCTGACAGTAGGTAGTATCGATGTAATAACTCCACTTGGTGGTGGTGCTTTACAATTACCTCTTGGTCTTTGGGAACCAGGATCACTTTCTGCACATAAGGGTCACTTTGGTGCAGGTGCTACTGCAATTCCATTCACTGGATCATTAGTTGCTGGACCTTCTATTACAAGTCCGCTAACTTTTAATTCCATTGGATTGAATAATCATGTTGGAATTTATAATATAACGGGTTCTGAGATTGTAATAGGATCTAACATAAAATTGGGTGCTCTAGAAGCAGCATATACTGCCATCAAACAAAATATTACTGGATTAATTGCTAGTATTGTTCCAAAAGCAACCGAAACAACTCCAAAATCATCTAATAATTCACCTAAAGGTGACTTGAATGGTGTTTGGTTTTTCAACGGTATTCCGTTATCAGTAGAACCTGATAATACCTCCGATATTAGACTGAAAAAAAATATTAAAAGACTTGATGATCTAGATTGTTTGAATAAAATTATGGAACTAAACCCAGTTTCTTATGATTGGAGAGAGGAAAAATTACCTTCCGCATTCTTAAACGAGCATCGCGATGAAGACGATCAATTAAAAAGACAAGTTGGTTTGATTGCACAGGAAGTTGAAAAATATATTCCAGAACTAACTGGATCTAAAACAATTTATGATATACGATATAAATCAATAAAATATGATAAACTGACCGCATTACTAGTTGGTGCGCTACAAGAGCAACAAAAAGAAATAGGATTATTGAAAACAAGAATTACTACATTGGAGAATTAAATGGATATTGATGATACCCTAAGAAGGCAAGGGATAACAATTCTTGAGAATGAGCAAAACTCTTTAGATGGTGCCTTTGATAAGCAATCGGACGAAACAGCACCAGAAGGTCTTACATTTGATAAGATTGAACAATCTGAAGATGGGACTTGGTCAAAAACACAATATACACCAAAGGAAACTTTTTATGATGAAAATGTAATTTCTGATAAAGAAAGAGAAGTAAAAAATAACGCAGAGGTTTTACGAAAACTATGTGCATCGGTTGACAATAAAATCATTACTTTTAATAATGATATTAATTTATTAAAACAACAAATAGTAACTTTATCAACCGAAGCAACGGGACGTAACTGTAACCCTGGACTTGCACATAGCACTGGAGATGTAGGTGTTACATCATCATTCTCATCAGCTACTACTATTAATAATGATGTTGAATTTGTAAAAATATATGAAAAAATGGCAGGACCTGGTTATGATGCCGGAGCAGAAAATCCTTTTGATCCAGATAGCACTGTAATATTAGATTCATCATATTCTGGATATGGATATAGAAATGTAAGAGATAATAAAGAATTTAAAAATACTTCTGGTGTTATAACTGGTCTGGGAACTGATGGTAGTGGTGCCAATATTGGTAATGGAAGATTTGATCTTACAACTCCAGCAGCAACACATGGTCCAGGAATTGCGGCTGTTGGATTTACTTATCCTGGAGCAGGTGGGATTTTAGCAACAGATACGTCTCTTACAGGTGTAGCAGCACAAAATAGATGTGTTGAAATTAGAACTGAAATTAATTCTCTTTACGACCAAATTATAGAAAAAAGAATAGAACGAGATTCACTTCGTGATACACTTAATACTTTAAAAGATAATAAATCGGAAAAGGAATTAACTCATTGGGGGATACAAAATACTAAAAATGAAGTTAACATAAGAAAAACAAAAAATGCTTCTGCAATTAGAGCAATTCAAAATTTAGATACTCCAGGAGGATTACCTACTCCTCAAGGTCTTTTCCTTCATTTGGATGCATCAAATAATTCTTCATATTATGGATCAGGAACTATTTGGTATGATTTGACTGATAATAATGATTCAAATCTTGATGGTAATCCACCAGCAAATTTTATAGCAGATCCTGTATCAGAGGAACGAGATCGCTTTAATTTTGATGGTATTGATGATTTTGTAGACTTTACAGTTGCTAATGTCACATCTAATACACCTACAGTTACGGTAGAATTACTTGCAAAATTAAAATCTGATATTGATACCACTGATCTGGAAGGACACGTATTATTTGGTTGGGATAAGTATGATGTATGGTCTGGTCCAATTTCGGGCAATGGAACACCAATTGCATTGGGATTTAATACTGGTAACAGCGATCTTTATGGTATTAATTCTACGAATGTTAATAATTTAGGTCTGATTGGTAATTTTGTTCATTATGTATTTGAAATGAGATCTGATGTTTCTTATACAAATAATAAAATCTATATTAATGGTTCAATTCAATCATTGACAAAAATTTTACCTAATAATGAATCTTCATCTGATAGAAACTTTAATTCTGGCAACGGAAGAATTGCTGGATGGAAAAATAATAATCTTTATCGAATTCCAATGGAATTATCCTTGTTTCGTGTATATAACAAAGCACTAACATCAAATGAAATTCAATCTTTGTATAATGGCGTTAAGAACCGCTTCTCTTAGTGGCACAGTTGACACTAGCACCTGGATGCCTTATAATAATAAGGTAAGCAACCAAGGCATCATGCAAGACGAGTTTCTCACACGTTGTGTTGTAGACCCCACAAAACGTACATTCTACATCTATTCCAGTGAAGGAGATACTAAAGAAATTGTTTGTGATACTGTAGATCAGTTCATGGATGTTCTTGAGGTCATTCGTAATACTTGCCCAGAAGATGCTTTGGTTTATGCAGAACCACTGGAGGTGTAAATGGAGATTTTTACCCTAAAAGAATGGGAAGACAATTTTGACGAACTCTTAGAAAGAGTCGAAAAAGGCGAAACTATAGGTATTGTAAGAGAAGATGGTAAGGCAGCAGTGATGATGCCTGCCGATGATGAACTAATACGAATACACACTGAGAATAATAACGAAGCTCAGTAGTTCATCATCAGCCCGTGAGACTTGGTAGTCAGAGAGGTTTTATAAACCTTTTCCTCCAGATTAGAGGCTTTGAGATGGTTCAAATCCATCCACGGGTATCTGCTTCCTTAGCAATCTGGTGAATGCAGCAAACTCATAATTTGCCTAAGGAGAGTTCGATCCTCTCAGGAAGCATCCGCGAGTATGGCGGAATCGGTAGACGCACCAGACTTAAAATCTGTTG